TCAAGTGAGTTAGTACAAAACGGAAACTTTAGTGAATTAGGAAGCGAGATAATAGTAAACGGAGATTTTGCTACAAATTCAAATTGGACTTTAGCAACAGGTTGGACAATTAATAATGGTAAATTAAGAGCAGATAATGTATCAGCTGTAAATGTTTTTCAAGCAAAAGTTTATGCAAGTGGTAAAACTTATAAAATAACTTATACTATTTCTGATTATGTAAAAGGGACTGTAAGATTCCAAATAGGTGGAGGTGGTTCTACAGTAGACGGGCAAACTCGAACTGCTAATGGAACTTACACAGAATTTTTAACAGCTACATCTAATCACACATCAGCAAGGTTCAGAGGACTATCAGCAAGTGGAGGTTTTACAGGCTCAATAGACAACGTATCAGTAAAACAAGTTGACCCTAATGATAGATGGACTAAATCAAATGGTAGTACAATAAGCGAAGATGTTGCTACTGTCGTTGCTCTTGGAGATATTGGCTCAACTCCAAATAATTGGACTTTATATCAAGCAGTATTTGAGCAAAATAAAACCTATAAAGTAACATTTAAAGCAAGACAAAAATCAGGAAGTGGAACATTTCAAGCAGGAAGAGATTACTATTTATTTATAGATGAAGTTATAACATCAACTTTTACAGAATATAGTTTTATAATTGATTCAGGAAGTTTAAATTTTACAGGTCGTTTAACTTTTGGAGGGAGAACAAGTGGAAATGAGTTTGAAGTAGACAATGTATCTGTTGTTGAAGTACAAGGCGATAGACCAAGATTAAGTTACGATATAACAAATGGAGTAGTAGAAGATAAACCACATTTACTTTTAGAGCCGAGTTCTACGAATCTTGTAACCTTTAGTGAGGACTTTAGTCAGAGTGTTTGGTCAGTTAATCAAACAACAAAAGTAGCTAATGCAGGTGTATGTCCTGATGGAACTAATAATGCTTTTAATTTAATAGCCAATGCTACAAGTGGTGTACATTTATTAGCTGTTGCAGGAACAGGTACTAACCAAAGAACAATGTCAATTTTCGCAAAACAAAATGGATATACAAGATTTAGGTTTAACACAGGCTCAAGTGGTCTTGGTTTTGCAAGTTTTAATTTAGCAAATGGAACAGTAGCAGCGACAGGTGGTACATTTTTTAATAATGCTAAAATAGAATCTTTACCAAATGATTGGTATAGATGTTCAATGACAATGAACTCAGGAGGAAGTACAACTGTTACAATTGCTATGGAAGATGATGCAGGAAACGTTACATTTACAGGTGATGCCACAAATGGTATATTATTATGGGGTGGAATGTTAGAGGAGCAGTCCTACCCTACATCATACATACCCACAGCAGGAACAACTATCACAAGAGCTGCTGAAACTTGTAACAATTCTAAACCAAGTGTAAATAGTACAGAGGGTGTTTTATATGCAGAGTTTGCAGCACTTGCTGATGATGGAACTATGAGGCAAATAACTTTAAGTGATGGAACAACATCTAATACAATAAGAATACAATTAGAACAATCAGTTAGTAATGCAATATGGGGAATCCTAACAAGTGGAGGTGCTAATCAAGCAATTTTACAATATACTTCTTCAGATATTACAAATAATACAAAAGTAGCATTAAAGTATAAGGCTAATGATTTTGCTTTTTACATAGATGGAGTTAAAGTTGCAACAGACACAAGTGGTAGTACATTTTCTTCAGGGGTCATAACACAAGTGCAGTTTGACAGAGGAGATGGCGCACAAGATTTCTATGGAAAAGTAAAAGGTTTAGCAGTATATAACGAAGCATTAAGCGAATCACAACTTATGCAACTAACAGGCGTAACAGCATCATCAATATATAACAATTTTGTAACAAGAACAGCATCCTTTACAGTAGAAGCATTAAACGAAGTTAAAAAAGTAATAGATAATTTATAAGATATGGATATACCAAGTTTATTTATGATTCCCTCAGCAGTTAGTTCAGGCAAAGTACATTCTGTATTTCCTAACTCAACGGATGCTGATTTTGACTTTAATAGAGATTCGGATGCTACTCGTGTGAATAGTGAGGGTTTAATAGAAAGAGTAGGTTATTATGGTAGTGAGTTAGTTACTAATGGTGATTTTTCTGTTGATGCACATTGGACACAAGGAAGTAACATTAGTATAAGTAATGGCAAATTAGTATTTGATAATGCTAATAGAAATACTGATTTTGCTCAACAAGGAATAACTGCGCCTACAGGCGTAACTTACAAACTAACATTTACAGTATCAGATTTAAAAAGTGGTGATTCAATTAAAGTTAGATACCCTTTTCAAGATACTTCTGTTGATAGCAACGGAACACATACTCTTTTTGTTGTAGGAACTACTGCAAATTTTATAAGGTTTACACCTAATTCATTAACAGGTACTTTTAAAATAGACAATGTATCTCTTAAGCAAGTAACAGGCGACAGAGCAAGATTAAATTATGAAATAGAGGGAGGTTTAGTAAACACAAAGCCATCACTTTTATTAGAGCCACAAAGCACAAATTTATTGCCTTACAGTAATGATATAAGCACATATAGTAATTTTGGTAGTACAGATACACTTAACGCTGCTATATCTCCTGAAGGGATTAACAACGCACATTTATTTTCAGGAAAAGGTGATTATAATCAAGTTTTTTTAAGTTCACAAAGCATAACACTTGGAAGTGCAGGTTCTTATAGTATATCAGTGTTTGCTAAAAAAGGTACTAATAATTTTATTTATTTAGGTGCAGATTCCTTTACAGGTGCTACAAATAATTTTGCTTATTTTGATTTAGAAAATGGCACAACTCCAACATCAGGAGCAAATATAGAAAGTTACGGAAATGGGTGGTTTAGATGTTCAACTGTAGTTACGATAGATGCAGGGGATTTAGTTGGAACGTTAGCTGTAAGAATTCCTCCTTCAACAAGTACAATTTTTTGGTCATCAGCAAATGCTGCTAAAGGAAAAAATGTTTATGTATATGGATTCCAATTTGAGCAACAAAGCTATTTAACAAGCCACATACCAACAAACGGAAGCACACAAACAAGAGCAGCAGAAACCTGTAATGGTGCAGGTACATCTTCTATTCTACCAAGTGAGGAGGGAATATTATATTGTGAAATAGAAATACCAAACATAAGTACAACAAATTCATATCCTATTGCTATTTTTGGAACAGGAGCAACAATACAAATTTATTATAGGTCGGCAAGTCAATCTATATCTTTTTTATCATCAGTTGGAGGCATACAATACTTGTTTCATTCAGCAATAAATCCTTTAGGAAAGCACAAATTAGCTTTAGCTTATAAACAAGGTCGATATTCTGCTTATATAGATGGCTCTCTCGCAAATAGACAAAATAGTGGAAACGTACCTGCTAATGGAACTTTAAATACATTAAGCCTTGCAGATAGTGGCTCAAGTAGTTTCTTCGGAAAAGTAATAGATATAAGAGTATATAACACTAAAGAGATGACAGATTCAGAAGTAGATATATTAATAACAGAAAAGAAGCTCTACAAAAAGTAGATGCCTTACCTACACCTCACTCGCATACAATCAAACACTATGCAGAGGAAGATAAATATATTGTAGAGGTAGAATGGAAAGGCGAACAATTATGGACAAATAAAAAAAATAAAAATGATAAAAGTAAGTAAATACGAGTTCGATTCAGAAGAACAAGCACTAAGTAAAATAAACGCTTTACCAAGTGTTAAAGATGAAGATGGTAAGGATGTACCCTCTCACAAACACACTATCGTAAAGTTAGGCAACATAGTTTTAGAGCAAGGCGAATACGATGACAAAGGAGACGAAACTAAAGCACCTGTACTTTCCGAAAAGTATCACGTTGATGTTTTATGGAAAGACATTGAAGAAACTGACGAAGACGGAAACGTAACGATAGACCACCCTTACGGATGGAAGTCATACGCTATTGATTTAGATAACGAGGGTATGCACGGTTTTATGGGCGTGTCGTACCAAGAAAATAAAATGTAATGGCTGAGTTAAATCCAGAAAGCAAGTTTAATTTATCTCTTAAAGAGATTGTAGGCGCAGTAATAGGACTATCGAGTTTGTTTGGTATATACTTTACTTTACAAGCAAGTGTAGAGGCTAACACAGAAGACATAGACGCACTAAAAACAAATAGTGTAAACCCTGTTGAATTTTCTTACAAAGATAAATTAGTACGAGAATCTGTATTAAGGCTTGAAGAGAAACAAGACATTATGGGTGAGGACGTAAAAGAAGTTAAAGAACAGCTTAACAAGATTGACGAGAGATTATATCAAATTAGTAAACAAAAATGAAATTATGTGTAACGGGAATTGTCCTTTTTGCAACGGTTGCGATTAATGCTCAAATAGAGATAGTCCAATTTAGTGCAGAGTTTTTAAAAGAAAATGAGGTTTCGTTAAAACCTTTTAAGGCATATGATGCTAAAACATTATATATGTCTAAGGAAAGTGCTATGTTTAAAAAATTAGACATTAAGTACATTCCTACTTTAGTATTATTTAATAACGGAGAAGAAGTTATGCGAGTAGAATCTGGAATATCTCTTAAACTACCTGAAAATGCCATACAAAGAATCGAAGAAGAAATAGAAGAAATAATAGACAGTAAATTTTAATTATGAGAACACTTATTACATTTATTATGTTTTTTGTAGTTACACAAACTACATCACAAAACCTGTTTAAGAAAATATACAAAGACTTATTTAAGTACAGTACTATTTATGTAGCAGGAAACGTAGACAATCCTAAAGAACAACCTAAAGATTATTTTGTAAGAACAAATCCTGATGGTAATTTATATGCACCTCCTGTAGTTGTAGATGGAACGGATTATTATGATTTTGATTATAGATATGGATTTGGTATTCGTAAGATAGCAAGGTTTGATTACGAGATGAAAGGCAAACATTACTATGATGGAACAGAAAACAACATAGGACTATCTGCAAGTAATTCTCCTGTAAGTGGTTTAGAGTACACCTTTCACTTTGAAAAAGAAAGGTCAAGAGACGAAATATATAAAAACCACAGATATTTTGTAAAGCATAGCGGTAAGTATCATATGGTAAAAGTAGAAAGTAGAAAACAAGGTAGAGTAGATTTTAACTATCAATCAGCAGAAGCAAGAGCTAAACTACCGATAGGTAAAAAGTTTTCAATTAGTGCAGGTGCTATCTATCGTACTCATAAACGCCCTTACGGATATGTGCCTATTGAGATATGGCTTAACGAAACAAACGCTGATGGTTTTCCTGTAAATCAATGGTATCAATTAGGGTATCAGTATGGATATACAGACCAATTTGTAACAATAGATATTGACGGAGAAGAAACATTTGATTGGTATTGGTATAACGAACAAGGAGATTTAGTAGCACTTTCAGATTTACAATTTAGAGATACAGTCTTTGAATCCTTGATTAATCGCTTTAATAATGAGGTATGGGATGAATTAGATTACTTTGGTGTTTTATCACCAGTAGTAGGGTTTGACTTTTATCATTACAAGAAGAACTTTTGGTTACACGCATATGGTTCTTATTTACTTCCGTATCACAAATACATACAAGGAGACATAGACTTTAGTTACCTCAACAGAAACAACTGGGGATTAGGTGGATTAAGACAGGATTCAAAAGGGGAACAATGGGAAGATTACCAATTAGGATTAAGTTTTGGTTGGAAAATATCTAAGTCTATAGGAATATTTGTTGAAGGAGAATATACAAAATTCTGGGATTCCAAAATATATAATTCTAGTATGGGTTTAAATTTTAGATTATGAGACAAATTACAAAAATCATAGTACATTGTACAGCTACACCAGAAGGCAGAGATGTAGACATAAAAGAAATAAGACAATGGCACGTTGAAGAAAGAAAATGGTCAGATGTAGGCTATCATTTTCACATTAAATTAGATGGAAAACTACAAGAAGGAAGACCTATTGAAAGAACAGGAGCACATTGTGCAGGTCAGAATTTCTGCTCTATCGGTCTATCATATGCGGGAGGTATGACTCAAGATATGAAAGAACCTAAAGACACTAGAACACAAGCACAAAAAGAAGCTATAGTAGAATTACTACACGAACTTAAAGAACAATACCCTAAAGCTAAAATATATGGTCATAATGACTTTAGTCCAAAGGCTTGCCCTAGTTACGATGCGAGAAGCGAATACGAATACATAAGCAACTGTTAATGGATTTCTCAGTAATACTTTTACTTCCTAATGGTTTAAACTTTGGATTTAATTATTACCCATCTGATGATACTTATGAGTATGAAGAAATGAATATATATTTATTAATAGTACAATTAAAATGGAGGTTTTATGAAGAAGTTTAAAGACACTAAAGTAGGAAAGTTTTTATTATCTAAAGGTAGTGACATAGCAGGCATAGTAGGTGATGTATTACCTAATAATGGTGTTTTAGGGCTTGTAAAGAATGTTCTTGACAAAGATGATAGTATGCCCCAACAAGACAAAGATATAGCCTTAGAGCTTCTTAAACAGGATGAAATAGAGATGCAAGAGGTTACTAAAAGACTTGAATCAGACAATGAACACAATGTAACAAGATTAGTTAGACCTGTTAGCTATGCGGCTATGTTTGTTTTGTATATGAGTTGTATTTTTTTTGATGGTAATTTAGGAGACTTTCAAATAAGAGAACAATATATTCCAAGTATCACATCTTTATTTTCTACAATGACAATATTTTACTTCGGAAGTCGAGGTTTAGAAAAAGTTATGAAAACTGTAAATAAAAAATAAGGGTACATATAATTTATATATATTATTTACAGAGTTGGTTGTTTAAGATATACTTATATTATATATATATATTATACATATACTTGCTAATTTATATAATTTTTTTTGTAACTTGAAACAAATGCCAAGAAAAATTTCAAGAAAAGGTTTAGTAAAAAAACTTGACAAGGTTTTTAGTATATTTATAAGAACAAGACTTGCTAAGGAAGAACAAGTACAATGTGTAACTTGCGGAGTAAGAAAACATTACAAAGAAGTTGATGCAGGACACTTTGTATCTCGCAGACATTACGCAACTCGTTGGAACTCTCAAAACGTACACGTTCAATGCAAAAGTTGCAATGGATTCCACGGAGGGCAGAATTACATAATGGGTAAATACATAGACAAAACTTATGGTGAAGGAACAGCAGATGAATTGATTGCTATGTCCAGACAAATAAAAAAGTTTACTGACCAAGATTTAAAAGATTTAATAGAACATTACAAATAATTTTCCTTTTTTGTTTTAAGAGAGGTTTGCTTAGGTAGACCTCTTTTTTTTTATTAACAATAGTTTATATAGATTTTTTTTGTATATTTAATAAAAATTAATAAAACTAAAATTATGGAAATAGCAAAAAAAACAAGATTAGTTAAATTGGGTGAGCCAATAATAACTAACGGCAACGCTTACAAAGATTGTGAATACAGAGTAGATGTAATAGATTTAGATGGCTATTATAGAGAACACTATTTTGAAACACAACAAGAAGCAGAAAGATTTCAACAACGAGTACAAATCTAAAATTATGGAAACACCAAAAGAACAGTTAATAGAATTGTATTATCAAAGAATACAAGCTATGACTCAGAAAATTAATGAATTACAAAAACAATTAAATTATGAAAAAAGGAAAAATTAAATTTATTCAAGAAAATGGAGAATGGTCAAATAGTTCTGGCACATTCAATAAGTTTAAAGTTCAGTTTGATGATGGTCAAACTTATCAATTTTTAGCCAAAGGACAATTTAAAAAACAAATTGGAGACTTGGTTGATTACGAGGTGACAAACGAACAATATGGCACAGCTAAGTTAATTTACACACAACCACAAGCTAATGGTCAAAGTAAAGACCAACTCATTATTAGGCAGAGTATGGTAAAAGCAGCAGTTGATTTTAACAGAGGAAATGCAATTAGTGATATACAAACTGTATTAGCAGATGCTCAAACATTAATTGATTTTGTAAATAAATAATTATGCCAATAAGCAATGAAATATTTGAAACGTTTAGAATACAGGAACGAGCTAGAGAACAACTGAAAGCAGTTAGACTATTAGCGAAACAAGGTTATACAGTTATAGATTTAGAAAGTCGGATTATTAATAAAACAAACATTGATAATTTAGATAAAGTTGAATCTATAAATAGTATTAAATACAATACAAATAAATAAATAAAAATGAATAAAATGTCAATAAAAGGAAAAATAAAAACAATTACAGAAATAGAAGAAAAAGGAAACTTTAGAGTAAGAAAGTTAATATTAAAAACAACAGATAAATACCCACAGGTAGTAGCTTTAGACTTTACGCAAAACAATGTAGGATTATTAGATGACCCTGTTTGCAAGGTCGGAAATAATGTAGAAGTGTTTTATAATGTAAGAGGTAGAGAATGGGAAAAGGAAGGCAAAGTATTATACTTCACTTCCTTACAAGGATGGAGAGTAAGAGAGTATCGAGAGGAAGTTGCGGTGGAGGCTCAGTCTCCAGATAGAGAGGAAGATTTACCATTTTAATTAATAGGGGGTTAACTACCCCCTTTTTTTATGCTAATAAATTATTCAGAACATATAGATAAATTAAATGACTTTAGAAAAGGTAAAATTCCTGAAGCATTAAAACTTGGCAATAAACAATTAGATTCTAATTTTCGTTTTGTTGCTGGGAATATGAATTTTATATTAGGGCATAACAATGTAGGTAAAACACATTTTACATTTTATTTAATGTTGCTTTATTCTATAAAACATAATATTAGATGGTTAGTTTTTAGTTCAGAAAATGACCCCATTCAACTCATAAAAAAATTAATTGAATTCTTAGAAGGCAAACCAATAAACAAAATAGAGGAAAGTGATTATGAACAGTCTAGAGAATTCGTTTATAATCATTTTAAGTTTATAGATATTAATAGACAATACACTTACAAACAACTTTTAATACTAGCAGAAAAAGTTAAGGATGCTTGGGATTATCACGGTTTTTTAATAGACCCAATTAATTCATTAAGGAAAGATTTAAGAAACACAAACGGGTACGAATACAGTTACACTCAATTAACAGACATACGTATTTTTTGCAAAACCCATAACATATCAACTTGGATATGTGCGCATGCTGTGACTGAGAGTTTAAGAAGAAAGCACAATCCGACACACGAGTTTGGTGGGATGACACCTCCGCCTAGTATTGGCGATAGTGAAGGTGGTGCTGTAAACGGCAATAGATGTGATGATTTCTTGATATGCCATAGGTATATAGCAAGCCCTGATGCTTGGATGTATACAAGGCTTTACGTAGCTAAGGTAAAAGAAATGAGTCTGGGGTATAAACCCACAAGTCATGAAAGCCCTATATTATTTAAGTCAATACTAAACAATGTAGGATTTGAAATAGGAGGGAAAAATTTAATTAAGTACAGAACTAAGAAACAACTAACCATTGACAACACTAGAAAAAATAGCAAGCAAGCATAAAGACTGGTTAAGGGTGGTTCGTTCTTTTGGATGCAAGGGAGATGTATGCGAAGACGTGGTACAGGAAGCTTATTTAAAAATACACACTTTATTAAATAAAGGTTTAGATATATCTTATGATGACGATATAAATTATTTTTATATGTATCGTACCTTAAAAAGTTTATTTATGGACTTGTGTCGTAAAGAATCTAAGATTATAAAAGTAAACGTAGAGTACTTGGAAAAGTTTGTACAGGAAGAAGAAATAAAAGAGTACAAAGACATAGAAGGTAAGATGAAAGAGTTAGATACAGTTCTTGATAGTGTGTATTGGTATGACAAAAAAGTGTTTGACCTAATCTCTAATGGAATGAGTATAGCTGAATTATCTAAGAAAACAAACATAAGTTATTACTCGTTATATAATACATACAAGAACGTAAAGACATTAATTAAAGAAAATATAGATTGGTAGAAACTTTTAAAAGAGATTTAGAAAGAGGTAAGTTTCACGAGATATATATTCTTAATGAAATACAAAAAAAATATAAACAAGCGCATATTATAGATGGTTATTTTAAAGATTATGATATTTATATTCCTGAATTAAAATTTGGAGTTGAAGTTAAATCAGATGAAAAAAGCAAACACACAGGTAATATAGTTATTGAGATAGAATTTAATAACAAGCCATCTGCATTACAAACATCAAAAGCTAAGTATTGGGTAATATATGATGGTTATAAATATAGTTGGTTTATGACCGATAATATAAAAAAATGTATATCAGAAAACAATTTAAAATATGTTGAGTTTATAGGCAAAGGAGATACTAAAAGTAAAAAAGCATATTTAATAAAAAAAACATTATTATATAAATATAAAGAATTATGAGATTAGGAGATTTAATAGAAAAAATAACAACTTACACAGGCATAAAATGGCTAGTAAAAAAAATATGGGGAGATGATTGTGGATGCAAAGAACGTAAAGACAAAGCAAATAAAGTACAATTATGGTAGAAAAAGATTTAGAGAGATGGTTAGATTTTAAGGCAAACGCATATCCTTTTGAAAATTTAACTAAACAACAAGAAATAACATACACTAAATTAATATGCGAATTACATTCAGTTTATTATAAACATCCATATAAAGAACCCTGCACCTGCAATGGAAGTATATATAAAATATGGATTGCTGACTTAGATAAGTTAGTATGAAGTCTTTAATAAAAAACAGAGATAGAGTTAAACAGGTTCTAGACTTTACAGGAGTCCAGAATAAAAAGATGCACCCATCTGATATAGATGCAGTATTAGAGTTTAATGATGAAGCTTTAATATTGATGGAAGTTAAATATAAGTTTAACAGAATCCCAATAGGGCAGAAACTTTTATTACAAAGAATAGCAGATAGGTGGGGAGATAAGGCTATAGTTTTAAAAATAGAACACGACTTTAAGAATGATAAACTAAACATACCTTTAGATAAATGTGAAGTAACACAAATCTATTACAATAAGAAATGGACTGTTATAGAAAGAACTAATGTGATAGATTACCTTAACAAGTTAGGCAAGAAGTGGAACATTAAAAAGTGTAAATTTTAAAATAATTTAAATTAACTTTTGTTAATAAGATATTATTTGTATATTTGTAATAAATAAAACAATTATGAAAACACTTATAGACGAATTAGTAATATTAGAAGATTATGCAGTAACAGGTTCATTTGCTTGGAGGTCAGATATAGACCCAGAATGGACTCCACGAGTATGGAATGAAACGTTTCAATGTTGGACTAAAGATTATACTGGCATTCTTTTAAATGATAAAGAAACATTAGTAAACAAATATTACAAAAAAAACAAAGGATATAATATATAAAAATGAGGTCAGTGATTAACGTTGATGCGGGCACTGTTAAATAGAAAGACGCGAGGTTAGTTAACTAAACAACTCTTAAAGCCTTAATAATAAAAACAATTATGGAAAATTTAAAAATGTATAACTTACAAAACCCAGCTTATTTAGAAGCAAAAGGTTTAAGCAAAGTATGGAAAGCATACTCGGAAGAATGCCCAAGGGAAGATATTATGGAAGTAGGATTTAATACTATGAGCGGATATGTATATATTGCTTTAGAAAATGGGTGTTGTATATCAAGTGCTTTTGGTCAAGATGTAGAATATATAATTACAGACTTTGAAACTGGAAAAGAATTTTTTCTTGAATCAATGGAAGAAGCTGTAAGCAAACTAGAAACATTATGAAAGAATATTGGGTGCATAGAACAATTAGCTTATCTAAATCAAGCGGCATAGTTCATATTGAAGCTGAAGTATGTAATTGGGAAGACGGAAGCAATACTATTTATTTAGAATGGGATGCAAAAGAATTATTAAATGATATTCCTAACTTATATGAAATGGCATTTAATGCTGAACAAGAGGAATTAAAAAACAGAAACAAAAGATATAAAGAGTTTAAAAAGAAATTGTAGTGAATAAAAAAATAGATAACCTTAAAGACTTAGAAATATGGACAGACTTAACTTTTTTGTTATCTATTGTAAAAAGGCAATTAGATAAAAAGAAAACAAATAACTTAGAAAAGATGTCTGAATCTTTAATTAGATTAACATTTTATTTTCAAGAAACAATTAACAACCAAAGATTATATAAAGAAGCAATCTCAGATTATAGACTGCAAAAAAACAGAGCTATAGAGAGAGCTAGGAAATCAGAAAAAGAAAACGAGAAACTAATAAAACATTATGGAAGACGAATTACTTAAAACAACATACAACCAAATCAACCTATGCACGGATTTAGATAAATTCATAGAAAAAGAGTGTATGCTTATAAAGACGGAATATTATAAATCCTTTGATGGTGAATATGGAATATTTGAAAATATTTCAAGCGTATTTGTAGATGATTCTTGTCATCCTATTGATATAGATTATGTAGAGGGTGGTATTAGAATAAACATCGATAATTGTGAACATATTGATTTAGATGAAAACCACATATTGTTCTTACTAAAATTTTTAAGGTATGCAAAAAAAATAGATGATAAGTGTTTTAATATGACATCTAAACAAATTGAAAAATTTAAATGAAAAAATACGAAAACAAAATGAAAGCCTTAGCATTTAGTTACTTTGGTCTGGTGCTAGTGTTAATGTATATTATATTTAACTCTTAAAGTTTATGATAGTATTATTTGATGCAGATAGTTTGATATTTGCTAGTTGTCATAGAAGCAAAAATGATACTGACAGGTATAAAGGAAAATATTATACAAACATAAAAGACGCATCTAATAAATATGATGAACAGTTTATGAAGATTATAAATGATATTAATGAAGTATATGATGTAAATAGTGTAATAACTTTTAATGGGAGTAAGGGTAATTTTAGAAAAAAGATTACACCTGTTTATAAAGCTAATAGAAAGAAACAAGAACTACCTCCTTTGTTACACGAACTACATAAATACGTAAAAGAAACATACAACAGCATTTATGGGTGTGGAGTAGAAACAGATGACTTGGTAGCGAAACATTGGTATGAAATACAAAAAGAAATAGGAAAAGAATATGTATTGATTTGCTCTATAGATAAAGACTATAAGCAGTTTAATTGTTTAATATGGAATTATCATAAAAAAACAGTTTTAGATATATCAGAACAAGAAGCGTTATATAATTTTTATGAGCAAATGATAGCAGGAGATAGTGCAGATAATGTTAATTATTTTAAAGGCAAAGGGAAAAAGTTTGCAGAGAAATATTATGAAGGATGCAAAACAAAATATCAATACACAAAGAAACTTTATAAGTTATTTAAAGAACAATATAAAAGCAAAGCAAGAGAAAAATATATAGAATGTTATAATTTATTAAAATTAAGAACTACATAAAATGAATAAAGAAGCAAAGAAAATAGCAGATTACTTATCTGAAATTTCAGGGATAGATGTATTTGAAAATAAAAGAAGAAGATATAATATAGAAGCAAGATGTTTATTAACATTTATATTAAGAAACCATTTTGATATGACATTCCATCAAATAAAAGAATTTTATCAAGCTAATGGTAAAAGTTATAACCATGCAACAGCAATACATAGTTTGAAAACATTTGAAGTACATAGAAAATACTCTAAGTTCCTTAATAATTGGTTAGAAGAAATACAGCTTTTAATGAAAGATAAAACTAATATTAAAAGAGGTTTATTATTAAATACAATAAAAGAATTAAATCATAAACAAATATCAAAATTATATAAAACAGCTAAAATTTTACAAGATGGAAAAGAACAAACAAAAGAGAAAGCAGATACCCTTATATAAAGGATTAATAAAATACTTCCCAGATGCATTATGCGAAGTAGCAAGAGTAAGTTACATAGGAAGCAAACAACATCATCCAGACGAGGATATACATTGGGATAGGGAAAAAAGTAAAGATGACTTAGATGCACTTATGCGACACTTAATGGAAAATGGTATGCACGATGTAGATGGAGTAAGACACTCTGCAAAAATAGCTTGGAGAGCATTAGCACACTTACAAAAAGAAATAGAGGAGGACAATGTAAGAGACAAGCAATGGCACATAGACCAATACAATCGCAACAGACTACCACACGACCAAATAATATCAGGTACAGAATGAAAGATAAAAAGTTTACACAAATACAAAGAATAAAAAGATTAGAGAATATAGTAAGCCAAATCTATATGAGTGTAGAAGTAATTAAGAAACAACTTGATGAAAATAAAAAAGATTAACGTTATATAAATATGAAACCTAACAAAGTAAAAGTCAGTAAGTTAAAATTAAATCCAGACAACCCAAGAATAATAAAAGGATATAAGTTTGAGAAACTTGTCCAAAGCATACAAGATTTTCCTGAGATGTTAAAGCTGAGACCTATCGTAGTAGATGAAAACAATATTATACTTGGAGGTAATATGAGATATAAAGCATCTGTAGAAGCGGGGTTAAAAGAAGTATATGCTATACAAGCTGATAATTTAAGCGAAAAACAAAAGAGAGAGTTTATCATAAAAGATAACGTAGGGTTTGGAGAGTGGGATTGGGATATGTTAGCGAATAACTGGGACACAGATTCTCTTGAAGATTGGGGTTTGGATTTAAATATTGATAATGCGATTAATGAATTAGAAGAAGATGATGATATTGAATTGCCACAATCAGTACAATTAGAACCACCTAAAGAATACATACTTATTATGGCAGAACCTAATTCGGTTGATTGGGAGGAATTGAAAGAAACATTAAAACTTAGAATGGTGCGTAGAGGGGGTTACAAAAAGGGGAGTGGTTTTGATGCAGTTAGTTTAGAGAGAGTTTTATATTGGGATGAATTTAAAAAAAGATTAAATGTTAATAGCAGTACCGAGTAAAGGAAGGGCAGGACTTACAACAACGAATAAGATATTGCCTAATTGCACTTTTTTTATTCCTGAAAGCGAATACCATCAATATAAAGGTTTAATAAAAAACATTGTTTGTGTGCCAAAAGAGGTCAAGGGTATTACAAGAACTAGAAATTGGATATTGAAAAACACAGAGGAAAAATGGGTGGTAATGTTAGATGATGATGCGAAGAATGTAGGATATAATTTTTTAGATAAAAGAAAAACAAAAAAAATAGAAGTAAGAGATGAGGGTTTCTGGATGGAAGAATTCCTTAAGTTTTTTGATTTAAGTGAACAAATGGGGTATAAAATTTGGGGTACAAGGACAGAGAGTTCGCCTAGAGGAACTTATCCTTATAAGCCTATTTTAACAAGAAGTTATGTTACTGCATCTTTAATGGGTTTGATAAATGATGGAGAGTATTACTTTGACGAGAACTTTCCTGTTAAAGAAGATTATGAAATCTGCTTAAGACATATAAAAGATAAAGGCGGTATTTTAGCTATAAGATATTTACATTGGGAAAATGACCACTGGGGTAAAGATGGAGGGTGTAAAGATTATAGAACTATTAATATGGAAAAAAAGGCAATCAAAGACTTAATAAAATTATATCCATCAATGATTTCAAAAGTAACAAGAAAAGCTAATGAGTTTACAATTAAATTAAATCTTTAAATGAACAAAAGTAGACATATAAAAAAAGAATCAATACTAAAAGCTTTAGAACAAAGTTTAGGAGTAGTTACAGTAGCTTGCAAGAAAGCAGAGATACCTAGAAGTACATTTTATAAATGGATGAATGAAGATGTAGAATTTAATAAACAAGTAAAGGATATAGAAAACATTGCTTTAGATTTTGCAGAAAGTCATTTACATAAACAGATAAGAGAGGACTCAACATCAGCTACAATCTTTTATTTAAAAACAAAAGGAAAGAAAAGAGGATATGTAGAAAGGCAAGAGATAACAGGAGCAGATGGAATGCCAACTAACTTTCAAGTCGAGATAATTGATAAAACAGAAGATACAGACTAACAAGGTATATAAACACTTAACAAACAGTGACAAGAAAATAATCGTCGAGCAAGGGGGAACACGTTCTGGCAAGACTTATAATATATTGTTATGGATAATATTAGAATATACACCTCGAAATAAAAACAAAACAATTACTATATGTCGTAAAGCATTCCCTAGTTTAAGGGCTTCTGTAATGAGAGACTTCTTAGATATTCTCAGAAAACTAAACATCTATCAAGAGTTAAACCACAACAAGTCAAATAGCGAATACAAACTATTTGGAAACTTAATAGAGTTTATTAGTTTAGATATGCCACAAAAAGTAAGAGGGCGTAAAAGGAATCTTTTGTTTATCAATGAAGCTAATGAGTTAAATTGGGAGGATTGGCAACAGCTTATATTTAGAACAGATGAAAAAATAATAATAGACTACAACCCAAGTGACGAGTACCACTGGATATATGACAAAGTAATTACAAGAGATGATTGCGACTTTTATAGGACTACTTATTTAGATAATCCTTTTTTAGAACAAAGCATTAAAACAGAAATAGAACGCCTTAAAGATACAGACGAGCAGTATTGGCAGATATATGGATTAGGTTTAAAAGGAATAAGTAAGGCAACTATATTTAATTACAATGAATGTAGTAAAATACCAGAGGATGCAGAGTTTATAGCATATGGGGCAGATGCAGGATATTCTAATGACCCCTCAACTTTAGTAAGTGTTTACACAAAAGATTATAACCTTTACATAAAAGAACATCTTTACAGAACACAAATGACAACTAAAGACCTACACAACACATTTAAAGAAGTAGGGATAAATAGAAACCAATTATATATGGATAGTAGCGAACCTAGACTAATTGAGGAGTTAAGGCGTATGGGTTGGAATATTAGACCAAGTTTAAAAGGTAGGGATTCAATAAACGCAGGGATTGATTTATTAAAAAGATATAAAATAAACATAACAACAAAAAGCAATAACGCGATACAGGAGTTCAGAAACTACAAATGGAAAGAAGATAAGTCTGGCAAACTAACAAACACACCTGAAGATAAAAACAACCATATTATAGATGCAGTTAGATATGCAACATACAGCATTTTAAGTAGACCAAACTTTGGAAGATATGCAATACAGTAGCAAACGAAAAATAATTATTTATACGTTATATATATATGAAACTAGAAGTACCAGATACATTAAGTGAAATAACATTAGGACAATATCAAAAGTATTTAAAGATACAGGAAGATAATAAAGATGAAAATTTCTTAGCAATAAAAATGATTGAGATATTTTGTGGGCTAAGAGGTGATGTTATATTAGGAATGAAAGCGTCGAGCATTAAAGATGTTACAGAAATATTATCTACAATGTTTAATGAAAAGCCAAACCTAGTTAAAGAGTTTAAAATAAATGAAACGTCTTATGGGTTTATTCCTAAGTTAGAAGATATGTCTTTTGGGGAATACATAGACTTAGATACTTATATAGGAGACTATGAAAATATGCACAGGGCTATGGCGGTTCTTTATAGACCGATAAAACAAAAATATAAAGACAAATATCTAATAGAAGATTACAAGGCTGAGGATACAGATATAATGAAAGAGATGCCAATGGATGCGGTGTTAAGTTCCATACTTTTTTTTTATCATTTAGGGATGGACTTATCGAAAGCTATGATGAATTATTTAGGACAGGAGGAGATAGCCTTAGCGCAACAGCATCTTTCGGTAAACGATATGGATGGTATCAATCGCTTTTCGGGCTCGCTCAAGGCGATATTAGAAGATTTGAAGATATCACTAAACTAGGAGTACATACTTGCCTTTATGCTTTAACATTTATGAAAGAGAAAGCAGAAATTGAGGCAAACCAAATAAAAAACAAATTTAAAAAATGAATCAAGGGGTAAGAGGATATTATCAAATAACACAAACACTAAAGACAAATCTTTTAGCAGACGAAAATGTCAACACAGTAACAACTGGAGACATCTTTGATATAGACTTATCTAAACAAACTATATTCCCATTAAGTCATATAATAGTAAACTCTGTAAACATACAAGAACAAGTCCTCAACTTTAACATAACGGTAATGGCAATGGACATAGTTGACCAATCTAAAGATGAAACAACAGATGTATTTGTAGGTAACAACAATGAACAAGACATCCTAAACACACAATTAGCGGTAGTAAATAAGTTAGTAGGATTGTTAAGTAAAGGAAATCTATATTCAGATAAATACCAGTTAGATGGTGAAGCATCTTGTGAGTTCTTTTACGAAAGGTTTGAAAACCAATTAGCAGGGGTAGCTTGTACGTTTAATGTATTAATAAGTAATGATATAAACGTATGCAGTTAAAAGAAGTAGAAAAGATAATGAATGCTTTTGCTAAATATGTAGTAAAAGAAGCAAGACAGGAGCTTGTTAAGAAAAAAAAGAATACAACTAACAAACTTTCTGATAGTCTGGAATACAAAGTAAACAGATATAAAGATAGTATTGATGTTTTGTTTAGTATGGAGAAATACGGCTTCTTTCAAGACTTAGGAGTAAGTGGTAAAAAGGTAAAATACAACACCCCATATAGTTATGGTTCTAAAATGCCACCATCTAAAGCATTTGACCAATGGGTAATAAGAAAAGGGTTAAAAGGTGTAAGGGATAAGCAAGGTAAATTTATACCTAGAAAAAGTTTAAGATATTTAGTTGCAAGAAGTGTTTTTAATAATGGAATAAAACCAAGTTATTTTTTTACAAAACCTTTTCAAGCTGCATTTAAGTTTTTACCACAAGAGTTAAGAGATGCTTTTGTTTTTGATATAGAACAAGATGAAAAGTTTTTTCCAGAAAATATGAATAAGAATTAATTATGGCACAGATACTACTTAGAAGCCCTTATTATGTAACAGTTACAACAGCAAACCATTTATCTGCACAATTAGCTTTAACAATAGATGGAACGTTACGTTATACCATACTAAAAAACGCAACAAGCAATAGAACAGTATTTGAAATAGCAAGTTTAGCAAGAGACTATGTTAATATAGTTTTTACAAGTAGTACAGTTGTTGCAGATACAATAGCAATATCTTACGTTATAACTACGTTTACAGCGGTAGATGGAGGAGGTACACCCTCAGCTCAAAGTGCAGTAACACATACAGGATTAGATGGATATGGTACTTTCACATTTGGTAACAATCCGATTTTAAGAGATGAAATAGACCCAACATATGTGGGAGATTGTTTAGGAAACGGAATTATATATCTGCCTGACAACACAATAGGTAAATTTATAGGAGTTAATTCTTCAGGAGTGTTAGACGTGTTTACAATAGCAGCAAACAACACCACTACAATAACAACACCTTACAGAACATATGATATAAAAAGAGTATGCAATCCTAAATACACAAATGTAAAAATGGTTTATTTAAATCGTTATGGTATGTTCCAAGAGTTTTATTTCTTTTTAAAAAACGTAGAATCATTTAACACAAAATCAGAAACATTTAAAAGAAACATATTTGTAGAATCATCTTCATCTTATAGCAGATATAGTCATCAAAACAAAACCTTTGACAAAAATGGAAGAACAAGAGTTACACTTAACACAGACTACATAGACGAATGTTACAATGAGGTTATACAAGATATTATGTTAAGTGAGTATGTTTGGATTTATTTTAATTCAGTCTGGAGACCATCTACAATATCTACAAACTCTTTAACATTTAAAACATCCGTAAACGACAAACTAATTCAATACACGTTAGACCTAGAGTTTGCTAACGATATTATTAATAACATAGTATAATGAAGCGTGAGTTACAATTATACATACAAGATACAAGAGTAGACTTATTTAAAGACGAAACAGTAAGCCTTACAGATTCTATACAAAATGTAAGGGATATATCAAAAATATTTACAAGTTTTACAAAGACTTTTACTTTACCTGCTTCTTCCACAAATAATAAGTTATTTCAGCACTATTACAATTTTGATATTGTTAGTAATGAATCAATTAGTCAAAGTGGATTTGATGCACGTAAAAAAGTAACAGCAAGAATCCAGATAAACCACTCACCTTACAAATCAGGTAAAATAAAATTAGAGGGAGTTAACTTAAAAAACAATAAACCCTATGCTTATAGAATAACATTCTTTGGAGACATAGTAGAAATAAAAGATGCTTTAGGAGATAAAAAACTTGCTGACTTAGATTTTTCTACATATGATTTAACCTATGATGCCTCAACAGTAGAAACAAAACTAACAAACATTCAAAGTTCTACAAATCATATTATAGCACCACTTATAACACACACACAAAGATTATTCTATAATAGTTTAAATTCAGCAGAAACTGCAGATGATGGAAATCTTGCATATTTTACAGGTGGTGGTTCACACAATCACGGAGTAAAATGGAATCAATTAAAATATGCTATACGAGTAAACAAGATAATAGAAGCAATAGAAGCCTTAACAGAATTTGATTTTACTTTTAGTACAGACTTTTTCAAAAACGCATTTAAGCCTGAGTTTGACCATTTGTTTTTATGGCTTCATAGAAAGAAAGGAGCAGTAGAACAATTAACAGATACACCTGAAACTAAAATAACAGGTTTCGGAGATACAACAGGTGGAGCAAGTTCAACAGGGGATTATAACTTTAGAAGTAGTATTAATGATTTCTTAGTTACTGCAGGAACAGACTTTATTACAGTAAGAGAGCCTTTGAGAGATAATATGGATAGATTTGAATTAGAGATAGATGTAGCAACAGGCGAGACAGACCCTTATTCACTAAGAGTAACAAAAGATGGAAGTTTATTTTATCAAAAAAATAACATAACAGGAAGTTATATTGTAGGTGATGACAATTTAGATGAATCTTCAGGTAACGAAGATGATGATTGGATTTATGAAGCAGGAACATATGAAGTCTTAATAACACCTGATAATGCAGGAACAGTAATTTCTTTAGACAAATTAGTTTGGAAAATAAACACAAACAGAGGTACAGATAGTAATTTGTTTTTTAGAACACCTGCAATAGCAATAGGAGAAACATTTACTTTTTATGTAGATAGACAAATGCCTGATATAAAGATTATAGATTTTCTTGCAGGTTTATTTCAGATGTTTAATTTAACAGCTTTTTTAGATAACAACGTAATTAAAGTGCAACCTTTAAATGATTTTTATGCAGGTGGTACTTCTTACGATATAACGGAGTATCTTGATATAAACACCTCTCAAGTTAATGTAGCGTTACCTTTTAGAGAAATAGTTTTTAAGTTTAAAGACACAAAAACATTTATAGCAGACAAGTATGGTAAGATTAATGGTCAAGATTGGTCTGAAATAAAATACAAAGCAGGAGAAACACAACTTGCAGGAGAAATCTATAAAGTAGAAGCACCATTTGGTCATATGCAATTCGAAAGACTTAATGATGTAAACGGAGGAACACAAAAAAATATACAATGGGGATATTATGTAGATAGTAACCAAGAGCCTTACATTGGGAGTCCGATGTTATTTTATCCTATAAACATCAATACAGGAGGTATAGCTTTTGTAGATGCTTTAGACGTAAATGGAGTGGCTTCAAGTCATAAACAATTGAATAACGTAAATTTACCATTTAATAGTGTTGATGAAAACCCTGCTGTAAGTTTACATCAATTAAATTTTAACCAAGAGTTTAGTGAATGGACACAGACTACTGAATTTACTAAGAGTTTATTTCTTGAATATTACTCTACTTATATTTCACAAGTATTTGATAGTAAGAATCGACTAAGCAAAATAAAAGCAAGACTACCACTAAAAATATTACTTAATTATTCATTAGCAGATAAATTTGTAATAAATGGAACAGATTATAGAATTAACAGTATAACAACTGACTTAACAACAGGGGAAGCAGATATAGAATTATTAAACCTATGATAAAGAATATATTAGATTTACTAGCATTTGTTGATGATGGTAGTGAAAACATAAAAATAGCAAAGGGCAAATATAAAATGCCAGAAACATTCAAAGAAGGGTTTCAGCAACTTAAAAAAGAATTAAAACAGATTAAAAACAAATAAAATGAGTAAGGTAGTATATATAAATTTTGAATTAAAATACAAAGAAGCTGTCAAGAACTTGGATGAAATGCAAAAAGAATACACCAAGTTAGAAAAAAAAGTCGAGGGTTACGAAAAGAAAGTAGAAAAGGCTGCAAAGAAACAAGGTGACTTTGGTAAAACACTTGATAAATTTACAGGCGGTGCAATTACTAAATTTAATGAACTTACAAAAGGTATAAAAAGTGCTGGACTTGGTTTTAAAGGTCTTAATGCAATCCTTATGGCAAGTGTCATTGGTGCTTTTGTAGCTACTGTTACTGCATTAGCAGCAGCATTTACACAATCGGAAGAGGGACAAGAAAAACTACAAAGAGGCTTAGCAGCTTTAGGGGCTGTAACAAAACAAGTAATGGATGCTTTTGCAGATTTTGGGGAAGCAATAATAGAAGCATTTACAAACCCAATGGATTCTTTGAAAAGCTTAGGTAAAGGATTGCTGAAATTTATAATAAACCCAGTAGGAACTATTGTAGATGGTTTTGAGGGTGCAGCGGAATCAGTATCTAATTTTGTAAAAGAAACTGTAAGTGAAGTAAGTGCTATAGATAAAGTAACTAGAGCAAGACAAAAAGCACATCATATTCAAAGAGACTTACAAGTAGAAAGAGCAAAAGCAAACAGGGATATAAATGATTTAAGATTAAAGGCAGAAGATAGAGAAAGGTTTTCCGCATCTGAAAGAATAGAACTTCTTAGGAAAGCACAAGCAATAGAAGAAAACATTACACAAAAAGAGATAGCAGCTCAGAAATTGCTTATTAAAGCTCAAGAGGAAGAAATGGCTCTGGGTAAAAATACTATTCAAGACAAAGACAAGCTTGCAGAGTTACAAGCTAAACTAATTAACTTAGACACTAAAAGGTTAAGAAGTCAAAGATTACTACAAACACAAATAACTACTGCAGTAAATCAAGAAAAAGCCCAAAAAGAAAAAGAAGCAGAAGATAAACAAAAAGAGATAGATGATGAAAAGGCTACAGAAGAAAAACGTCTAAATGATATACAAAAAATAAGAGACGATTTTGAACAAAAAATAAAGGAACAAAAATCAGAAAAAGAATCAGAAAAACTTTTATTAGAACAAGAAAAGAAATTAGCAGAGTTAGAGGAATTAGATGCGACTGAATCACAGAAAGCTGAGGTAATATTATATTATCAAAAGCTAATTTCAAATGCTCAGCAGAAAGAAGATGATGAAGAAATAAAAAGAGAAGAAATACTACAACAACAAAAGATTGCAATAATAAGTCAAACATTTGGAACACTTGCTAATATACTCGGAAAGAACTCTAAGGCAGGTAAAGCATTTGCAATAGCTCAAGCGTTAACAAATACTTATTTAGGTGTTACAGAAGTGTTAGATAATGAAACAACTTTACTTGAGCCTTTTGCTACAATTCAAAGAGTAACAAGTATTGCAGGTGTTTTAGCAACAGGTTTTCAAGCAGTCAAGGCTATAAAGTCAGTTAAACCTAATGGTGCAGGCGCAACAACATCTAACATTGCATCAGCAGGAGCTGGTTCACTAGCACCATCTTTTAATGTAGTTGGTGCAGGAGTTACTAATCAATTAGCAGATGTTATTGCAGGGCAGTCTGCACAACCAACTAGGGCTTATGTAGTTTCTAATGATGTAAGCACAGCACAAGAATTAGACAGAAATATTATTGAGGGAGCAAGTATAGGATAAACAAAAAAATAAATTAATACGTTATACATATATGAGAATAGTTGAATTAATATTAGGAGATGATGAATTAACAGGAATAGAAGCTATTTCGGTTGTAGAGAATCCTGCGATAGAAGAAGATTTTATAGCACTTAAAAGCGAAGAAATAAAACTTGCTGAAGTAGATAAAGAAAAACGTATTTTAATGGGTGCTTTACTAATTCCTAACAAACCAATCTATCGTAAAAAAGGAGATGAAGAATATTACATATACTTTTCTAAACAAACTGTAGAGAAAGCATCACAGCTTTACTTAATGAACGGAAATCAATCTAAAGCTACATTAGAACACCAACATACAATAAACGGACTAACATTAGTAGAATCTTGGTTAGTAGAAGATAAAGTACACGACAAATCTCGTAAGTATGGATTGAATGTTCCTGTAGGTACTTGGATGGGCTCTGTAAAAGTAAACAATGATGAAATATGGAACAACTTTGTTAAAACAGGTAAAGTAAAAGGATTCTCAATAGAGGGTTACTTTGCAGACAAGATGGAAAGACCTAAAGAGCCTGTAAACGACTTTGAGGAAGAAGCAGAGGAAAAATTATCTGGCATTAGAGCAATTATTAAAGATGGCGAGAAAGATAGTTAGTGTTTATATAAAACCTAAAAGAAAATCACATCCACACAGCAAAAATGCGAGTGTAGGACAAAACAAATATAAAAAACAATATAGAGGTCAAGGAAGATGAAAAAATTTGAAACACCAAGCAAAACAAGCCCAAGAGGTGGGCGTAGAGGATGTTTATGTAAAAATGAAACCTATTCAGTAAAGTGCTGTAAAGGAAATATGATAAACCAAGGCATTGGTAAAATTTGAAAATGCAAATATAAATTTTAACACGTTATAATAATATGAAATCAACAGAAATCTTAAACAAAATCAAGACTTACTTAGGGGAAGAAGTACCAGAATCTCCAAAGCAAGCATTAGAATTAGCACAACTTAAGCTAGAAAATGGAACTGTATTAGAAGCTGAGGCTTTTGAAGCAGGAAACGAAATATTTATTCTTACAGAGGATGAAAAAGTAGCTTTACCTAAAGGGGAATACCTTATGGAAGATGGAAAAATGCTTTCTATACAAGAAGAAGGAATTATTGCTGAAATTAAAGCTGAGGAAGAAAAAGAAGAAGAAGTAGAGGAAGAAGATAAAGAAGAAATGAAGTACGTTTCGAAAGAAGAATTTAACTCTGCCGTTGAAGAAATCAAAGGTATGATTAATGAACTAAAGGAAGTTAAAGAAGAAAAAGAGGAAATGGCAAAACAAGTTAAGGAAGAACTAAGTGAAACTCCTGCTGTTGAGCCTATTGCTCATAATCCTGAAGTTCAAGAGAAATTTAAAGTAAGGTTCGGTAATAACCGAAAAGAAACAACTTTAGATAGAGTAATGAAAAAATTAACCAATAATTAAAATTAAATAAAATGCCAAATCCAACTATTACAAGTAGTAGCTACGCAGGTGAATTCGCAGGTAAATATATTGCTGCATCTTTATTGACAGCAAAAACCTTAGATGATGCTGCTATTAGCATACTACCAAACATTAAGTACAAAGCTGCTATGAAAGTAGGGGCTTTCTCAAACTTAGTAAGAAGTGCTGACTGTGACTTTGATTCATCAACTTCAGGTCTTACACTTACTGAAAAAGTATTAACACCTGCTGAACTGCAAGTAAATTTACAAATTTGTAAAAAAGAGCTTCATTCGGATTGGGAAGCGGCTCAGATGGGCTTTTCAGCGTTCGACAACCTACCAAAATTATTTTCTGACTTTGTTATTGCAAGAGTAGCTGCAGAGGTAGCGAGTGCTACTGAATCATCTATTTGGTCAGGGTCAGCAGGAGAAGGAAACTTCGACGGTTTTGTTACATTAGCAGGAGCAGATTCAACAGTAGTGGATGTATCTGCTGCAACTGTAACTTCTGCAAACGTAATTGCTCAATTAGGAGCTATCGTTGATGCTATTCCATCAGCAGTTTACGGAGCAGATGACCTTATTATTTATGTATCATCAAACATTTATAGAGCTTACATTAGAGCTTTAGGAGGGTTTGGAGCATCTGGATTAGGAGCTGCAGGTTACGATAACAAAGGAAACAACCAATCTTTAGATGGTTTGTTTTTTGATGGTGTTAGAATCTATCAATCATCAGGTTTTGCTGATAACAGAGCAATCGCTGCAAGGTCAAGCAATCTTTTCTTCGGCACGGGATTACTAAACGATAGAAATGAAGTGAAGGTAATTGATATGTCAGATATTGACGGTTCACAAAATGTGAGAGTAGTTATGAGATATACAGCAGGATGCCAAATCGGTGTAGGTGCTGACGTAGTTCTTTACTCTTAATTAACTAACATATAAAGGGGTAGTTAACCCTACCCTTTTTTAACAACTTAAAATTATGGCTTGTACACTAACAACAGGTAGAAAAGTTCCTTGCAAATCGGCAGTAGGTGGTTTAAAAACTGTTTACTTTGCAGATTTCGGTACTCTTGGTGCTGCTACGATTTCAGGAGGAGAAGTTACTGCTTTAGCAGGAAGTCCTGCTTTATTTCAGTTTGATATAAAAGGCAATTCTTCTTTAGAAACAGCAGTAAACAGCTCAAGAGAAAATGGAACTACATTCTACGAATCAACATTAAATTTAACACTTACGTTTCTTGAAAAAGCTACACAGGAAGAACTAAAATTAATCGCACACGCAAGACCACACGTTTTTGTAGAAGATTATAATGGTAATTACTTTGTAATGGGATTAGAGCATGGAGCAGAGGTAACAGGTGGTACGATTGTAAGTGGAGCAGCTATGGGAGACCTTAGTGGTTTTACTTTAACACTTGTAGCACAAGAAACTGCACCGCCTTACTTTATTACAGGCACTGTAGTAACAGGAGATGCAAGTGCAACTCAAATAACACCAAACTAAAATAATTTTTGTATATTTATTAAAGTTTTCATTAATTTTTAGTTTATTTTGATTTAAAAGGGGAGTTTCTAACTCCTCTTTTTTTATACACAAAATTTAAACTATATACGTTATATAAGTATGATACACTTAACAACATCTGCATCAGCACAAACTTTCAAAATAATTCCTAGAAGTTATGCTTCAAGTGTGAGTATGATTTTAAGAGATGATTCAACTAACACCTCAACGACATACACAGTAAGCACAACGACAGACAAGAATTACTTAGTAGTATCTAAAGCATTAAGTCCTGTATTAGTAGAAGGAAGGTTTTATGACCTAACATTAAAAGAAGGAAGTAATGTAATATATAAAGATAAGGTTTTTTGTACAGACCAAACTATATCAAGCTATTCTGTTAATAGTGGAGAATATTCTGTTCCAACAGGCAATGATGTCTTTGATAATGATTATATTGTAATATGAAAAATAAATCAGATTTAAGTATTGTAAGTTTAAGCACTTATACTTCACCACAAGTAAAAGAAGTAAGAGGAAAAGACTTTATAGAATACGGAGAAGATAATAACTACTTTCAGTATCTAATAGACAGATACAACGGAAGCCCTACTAATAATGCTATTATAAATGGCGTAAGCGAGATGATATTTGGAAAAGGCTTAGATGCTACTAATTCAAATAAAAAGCCTAATGAGTATGCTCAAATGATGTCTTTATTTAACAAAGACTGTACCAGAAAGCTATGTTATGATTTAAAACTAATGGGACAATGTGCAGTACAAGTTATTTACTCTAAAAACAGAACAAAGATAGTCCAGTTAGAACATATGCCTATTGAAACGTTAAGAGCAGAAAAGTGTAATGAAAAAGGAGAGATAGAAGGTTATTATTATTTTAGTGATTGGTCTAAGTACAAACGAGGAAACGAACTAAAAAGAATACCTGCATTTGGAACTTCTAAAGAGGGATTAGAAATAATGTACATAAAGCCTTATAGAGCAGGGTTTAAATATTACAGTCCTGTAGATTATCAAGGAGGAACACAATACGCAGAACTAGAAGAAGAAATATCTAATTATCATTTAAACAACATACTTAATGGACTTGCTCCCAGTATGTTAATTAACTTTAACAATGGAACACCTGACCCTGAGCAAAGGGAAATGATAGAAAAAAGAATATATCAAAAATTCTCAGGCAGCAGTAATGCGGGCAAGTTCATACTTGCTTTTAACGACAACGCAGAAACAGCAGCTAGTATTGACCCTATCCAATTAAGCGATGCTCATAATCAATATCAGTTCCTCAGTGATGAAAGTTCCAAAAAGATTATGGTATCGCATAGGGTTGTTAGTCCTATGTTATTTGGTATTAAGGATAGCACAGGATTAGGAAACAACGCAGATGAATTAAAAACAGCATCTATTCTATTTGATAACTTAGTAATTAAGGGCTTTCAAGGGCTTTTAATAGACCACTTTGACCAAATACTAGCTTACAATGATATATCGCTTAATTTGTACTTTAAAACGCTTCAGCCACTTGAATTTACAGACTTAGACAATGTAGAGGATGAAGAAACTAAAGAAGAAGAAACAGGAGTTAAACTTTCTAAGGATGATATGCTTGATGATGCAGTAGCAGACAAGCTAATAGATTTAGGTCAAGATGAAGAAGAAGTTTTAAAAGATTTTGATTTAGTTGATGAAGTAGAAGTAAACTACGAGCAAGAAAATGATATGGATGAACTTGTAGAAAACATAAACAACGAAGTCAAGTTAGCAGAAGTAGGCAAAGCAACCCCATATAGAGAAAGCGAACAAGATGGAGAAAGTAGAAAAGAATCACAAAAAGGCAATACGTTCTTAGTGAGATACTTTTATAGTCCTGCAAAGGTTTCAAAAACATCAAGAGAGTTTTGTAGAAAAATGGTAAAAGCAAGAAAGGTATATCGTAAAGAAGATATTATAGCAATGGATGATATAGCAGTTAATCCAAACTTTGCAAAAAGTGGAGATGATTCTGGCACATATTCTATTTGGTTATATAAAGGTGGTGCTAGATGTCATCATTATTGGAGCAGAAGAACGTATCTAAGAAAAGATGGGGCTAAAAGTCTAGGCAAAAAGTTATATGACTCACAAGCTAAGGCTAAAGGTTTTGAAGCACCAGATAATCCAAAAGAGGTATCTATAAAACCAAAAGATATGCCTTACAAAGGATATACAGCAGAATACGCAAAAAGAATAGGAATAAGTAGATAATTATGGCAACAGTATTATTCATATCGAGAACAGATTTAGTTAAGAACAGTATTATTGACGGTAACACCGACACAGATTTATTTATACAATTTATCAAGGTCGCGCAAGAGATAGAGATAAGAAACTACTTAGGAACTAAACTATATGAAAAGCTACAAGCTGACATAGCAGGCTCAGGTGTTACAGGCAACTATCAAACCTTGCTAAACAAATATGTACAACCTATGTTAATCTGGTATGCACAGGCTGAATATATTCCATATGCTGCATATAGAATTAAAGCAGGCGGGGTGTTTAAACCAACATCAGAAAATGCAGAATCCGTTTCAAAAAGTGAAGTTGATTATTTAGTAAACAAAGCAAGAAACACAGCAGAGTATTACACGCAGAGATTTTTAGATTACATTAATAATAATAGTAATTTATTTCCTGAGTATAACGACAATCAGGGTGGAGATGTTTATCCTGATAGTGATGGATTATTTAACGGATGGGTATTGTGATATACAAACCAAAAGAAAAAAATATAATTAAATTAAAACAGTATTTAAATGGCAA